CCTGGAACGCTGCCATCGTTATTTCGAGCAACTCCAGTCAAACCTCACGGATCCCATTCAAGTCGCAGGATGAGATTCACTGGTACAATGGGTGCCTGAGCGTGGCTGGAACCACCTCAGGCCGGACAACCTCCTTACCAGGCCGTCATGTCACAGTCTAGACCCTTGCCTCCCGTGGAACTGCTATGGGAGCGCTACTCGCTAAATCCATTCACTGGAAAATTCCATTCAAGGAAGACCGGAAAAGTCATTCAAGGCTACTTTTACAAGAATCGCGCATTCATTAGGATTAGCTGGGACGGTAATTCTTACTTAGCGCCGTACGCTAGGGCTATTTTGGCATTCATGAAAGGTTATTGGCCCATTCATGAAACAGATCACATAGACCAAAACAGCGCTAACGATAGACCTTGGAACCTTAGGGAGGTTACTTCACGGCAAAACATTCAAAACCGCCCTAATTTCGGTGGAACGTGGGTGGCACGTGCACAAAAGTGGCAGGCTCAAATCCGCATTAACGGCAAGGTTAAGTATTTAGGGCTGCACCGCACCCAAGCGGACGCGGTAGCAGCCTACTGGCAAGCGGTGGAACGTTACGGCTTGGCCGATGTTCGCCGCTTGTAACTGGCGCGAGGTTTGCCGGCATCGGCGCGAGGTTTGCGTGGGGCGCCCGGTGGTTTGCGTGTCGTCGGCCGTGTGCGCGTTTTTTCTGCACTTAATTTCAGGCCAGCTGGCACGAGATCGCTCGGGCAGGGTTCGCCGCCGTTCAGCAGCTGGCACTGATTCCAATATGGGATGACGGATTCCCAAAGCTCCCGGATGCCTTCCTTGCCGTGGATCTCGTGAAGGCGCATCAGATCGCGCCACTCAACCTCCGAGAGCGTGGATCGTTCAGCGCAATATCGGAGATCGCGTAGGGCGCGTTTCTCCTGGCGCGTCATCTCCCGTTCAGCCTCGCGTTGATCTCGCGCGAGCTGCTGCCTTTCTTTCTGACTGGTGAACATAGGCTAGGTGTGCCGTACCCTCTAACACTAGCGCAGCGGTCAACCCTTGCCAGCTGGCGCTGATGTAGTATTGTGGGCGAGCACAACACAGCCTCACCATGGCAACCACACCCAAACCCAGCCCTGCACTGCTGGATCGTATTGACCGTCTTGCCGGCTGTGCCGGGAACTGGGTTCTGATCCGAGACGGCGAACCCGAGACGGATTGTTCCCACCAATGGCACCAAACCCCAGACGACCACCTAGCAACCTGCCTAGCTGAGCACTGGCGTGGCGTGTCGCTCGGTTTCGTCCCCACCCATTGCGGTTACAGCGACTATGCGACCACCGGATTGGTGGGGCTCTCCAACTTCCGGGTTCTGACCGATCCCGCCAGCACACCCGATCCGCACGACGGCATCCTGACCGTGGGCTATGGGTGGAACGGTGCCGGCGTCGTGCTGGATATTCTGCGGGTTCCGGCTGACGTGATCGAGACGGTCGAGGCCTTGGAAGCGTACCCGCTGATCAGCGACGACGACCACTCCCAGCTTGAGTGCGACGGCATCGCTGCAGACTGGGGCGGTGAGAGCATCGCCGATCGGGTGCGCACCCTGCAGCAACTGGGGCTTTGCATCTTTGCAGCACGCGATGAGTCCGCACCCTGGCGCGACGGTTTCGACCGGCTGCGGGAATTGATTGTTGAGAACCTGAATTCCTATCCGACGGCACTTGCCTAGTGGCGCGTGCTGCTGTATTGTTTCACAAGAGCAAACCCTACCAAGGCTCACCAATGACCCGTTACAACTCAGACCAGCTGGCATCGTTCCCTTGGATCGTCAGCACTGACACACTGCGCACCGACCGCTTAGCGGATGCCTATCTCGGCGCTTTTGACCGCTTGGGTCAAGACGTGCCGGAACCGTTCCGCTCCGATCTGCAGCAGTGTGCTGCCTACGCTTCGAACCTTACCGGGCCGGAACCCTGCGACGCTTGGGAGATTGCGACCGCTTGGGCGTTTGACCGCTTAGGAGAGCTGGCACCGACTGGCTTTTACTTTGGCGCGTCCGAGGGTGACGGCGCTTGTTTCGGCTTTTGGCTTTGCGAGGATTGGGCCGATGCTTTGGAGGATCGTGGCATTGATTGCGAGGATCCAGCTGGCACGGCTGAGCTGATCCAGGCTTTTGAGGATCACGGCATTGAAGCCGAGCAGCTTTGTGATGCCTACTGCGGAACGGCTGACGGTTACACCGAAGAACAAGCCGGCGCCGATTACGCTCAGACCTTGGCGGATGACATTGGCGCCATACCGGCTGACATGCCGTGGCCCATCAGCAACATTGATTGGGCCGGCGCTTGGCGTGATCTGACCTTCGACGGTTACAGCTTGATCCGTGAAACTCCTAGCAGCTGGCACGTCGTCCGCAGTGTGTGAGCTGGCGTCGCTACCGATCAACGGCCCGGCCATCGTGTCGGGCTTTTCTGCGGCGCTCGCTTCGCTCGCTTGCGAAACGTGAGAGCAGAACAGCTTATCATTGGTGCACAGAGTTAGTGACTCAAACGTGCCCGAATCTGAGGAGCTGGAAGTAACGAAACCCACGACCGTTGCCAATGACGAGTCAAAGCGCTGGCGTGGTGGCAAGGGTTCCGAGCTTCGGATGGAGGAGCGGATGAACTATGCCTACAGCTTGCTACTGGAGGGAAATACGCGCCGCGCCAATGCTCAATTGATCGCCGATCGCTTCGGTGTGTCGATTCGCACTGCAGACGCTGACATTAGCCGCGCGATGGAGATTCTGCGAACGGAGAATTTAGAGTCGCGTGATTCAATCCTGAACCAAGTGTTAGCTATGCGGCTGGCCACCGCTAAGCGTGCGATGAAGCGTGGCAACTTCCAAGTGGTGGCACACCTGCTCGATTCGATCGGTCGCGCCGCTGGCGAGAATTCGCAGGAAGTCGCTAGTCAGCAGCAGCCCTCGCTCTCCATCGTGGTGGAGGACAAGCGGCAAGGCTAGGCAGCCGGCGATCCTGTGATACAATGGGGGCAAGTTCCACCAGAACCTCCCATGCAATCCCGTCTTCTCACCCTGGCCGCAGTGCTGACTGCTTGCGCGGTGCTCGCTATGGGTGCCGACAATGCCGCGCAGCTGGCACGCTGCGAGTCTGCCGGCCGGTCGCCTGCCTACTGCCGGTTGATCGTGTTGGGCCGATAGTGTGACAATCGAGAGACCGGAACAAATCCGACAATCCGGGCCGCAATCCGGTCCCCCATGCTGTAGAATTACAGAGTAACGCAAGCCAAGCGAACAATGACCGGCTCCGACTTCCGCAACATTGCCACCTGTGCCGCTAAGCGTCTGCAGGCCCAGCGCAGCGTACGCACCGTCCAAGACTCCGAGTTCGACGTGGTGGTGAGCCTGTACGAACGGGCGCACACTCTCTACGCTCGCGAGATCGCAACCGACGGCAGCACAACCCTCTGATCCTGACGCCGCGCGATCTTAACCCGCCCCGGGATTGATAACCGTTCTCAGTCTCGGGGGTAGGGTTCGAGATCGGCGAATGTGGGGTGCGGCCCAGGGAACCTACTGACATATCCTCAATTTCTTCTTCTGTACTACACCGGGGGCAGGGGTTCGATTCCTGTAATACCCTAGAAAGTACCCACCTACAGAAATATGCCCGACGCTGCTGGAGCACTCACCCTTCGCTACGCCCAAGGCGAGGTATTCTCCAGCCGAAAACGCTTCAGAGTATTGGTAGCTGGCCGACGATTCGGCAAGAGTTACCTGTCATGTATCGAGTTATTGCGTGGGGCGATCGAAAGGCCGGGCGAAACTTTTTTCTATGCCGCCCCTACATACCGGATGGCGAAAGACATTGCCTGGAAGGTAATGAAACGGCTGGTTCCGAAGGCTTGGATCAAAGCGAAGAACGAGACGGACCTCAAGATCGAGCTGGTGAACGGCTCAACGATTGAGTTAAAGGGCACAGAAAACGCCATGGCGCTGCGCGGCCGCAGTTTGGCTGGCGTGGTGCTGGACGAAGCCGCATTTATGGACGCGGAAGTCTGGTTCGAGGTGATCCGCCCCGCCTTAGCCGACAAACAAGGTTGGGCATTATTCATCTCCACCCCGGATGGCACGGCTAGCTGGTTCTACGACCTCTGGTGTTATTGCGAGGAAGGCGACAAGGATTGGCAGCGGTGGCAATTCACGACGATCGACGGCGATAACGTCCCACCTGAGGAGATTGAAGCCGCCCGCGCCCAACTCGACCCCCGCACATTCCGCCAAGAGTTCGAGGCAAGCTTCGAGAATCTCAGCGGCCTCGTCGCCATCAGCTTCTCGGACGAGAACATCGACAAAACGGTCCAAGATCTCGCCGTTCTGCCTCTGCTGATTGGGGTGGACTTCAACGTGGACCCAATGAGCGCGGTCTGCGCAGTCAAAAAAGGCGACGTGCTCTGGGTATTCGACGAGATCATCATGACCGGCGGCGCCACCACATGGGACCTCTGCGAAGAAATCCAATCCCGTTTCGGCGTGGAGCGCCGGATTATTGCCTGCCCGGACCCCACAGGTGGAGCCCGCAAAACCAGCGGCGTTGGCGCCACCGACCACAACATCCTCCGCAAGAGCGGCTTCACAGTTTCCAGCCCCCGCAACCCTTGGAAAATCCGCGACAAGATCACCTGCGTCAACACCGCGCTACTCGACGCATCTGGAACCCGCCGTCTGTTTATCAACCCAAAATGCAAGGAGCTGATCAAATCCTTACGCACTCTTACCTATGCCCCAGGAACCGGCCTCCCCAATAAGAATCTCGGCGTCGATCATGCTTTCGATGCTCTTGGCTACCTGTGCCTACAAACTTTCAACCTTGCCAAACCCGAGAGCCTCGGTAAAACGTCCTATCGTGTGTGGTAAGCAGCTGGAATCCTATGCCCGGACACTACAGCGACAAGGACAAACCTAAAAAAGGCAAGAAAAAGGTCGAAAAAGTGATGTCAGAGTATAAATCTGGCGCACTTAAGTCCAGCTCGGGCAAAAAAGTAACCAGCCGCAAGCAAGCCATCGCTATTGCGATGAGCGAGGCCGGCATGAGCAAGAAAAAGAGGAAGAAATAATGGCAAAACGCGGCCTCTACAGCAACATCGCTGCCAAACGCAAGCGCATTGCAGCCGGAAGCGGCGAAAAGATGCGTAAACCTGGCACTAAAGGTGCCCCCACCGCCGCTGCCTTCAAAGCAGCCGCCAAAACCGCCAAAAAACGGAGGAAATGATGGCCTTAACTATCGCCCACGGCACCAACCTAGTGGAGTACCACGAGTCCACTCCACTTACAGCTGTTGACGACTCGCTGGAAGTTCACGCCGACAGCAGCGAATTTACCTTCGCCGCAACAGTCACCGGTGGCGCCAACTTCACCCTGGCCTTCGAGACCAACTTCAACGGCGGTAATACCTGGTACGAACTAGATACCAGCAAAACTATTAACTCAAACGGCTCTTACATTTATTTCTACACAGGAAAACCTTGTAATCGCATCCGTATGCGCGTTGCATCTATCAGCTCTGGCACACCCAGCATTGTTCCCCACATCGGGGTTGCTTATCACGGCTAATGGCAATCCAGACGGTCAATGGAGGCTGTGTTCACATCGAAATTGATGCTGAAGACGGCCTCACCCACGCCACTTTTGTCTTCAAAACACCCCAAAACCCCGAAATCATCGGCGGTTTTGTGACAATGTTATCCCAAGGCATCGAAGTGCTGGTGCCGATCACCGATCCTGACGACGAGGAAGACGACGATGATTGAGTATCGCGGCGAAAAATTTTCGGGCTATAACAAGCCGAAACGCACCCCAAATCACCCAAACAAGTCTCATGCTGTGCTCGCCAAAGAAGGCGACAAAGTAAAACTCATACGTTTCGGTCAACAGGGTGTTTCTGGCTCACCAAAACGCGAAGGCGAGTCAGCTGCAGCCAA